AGAGAGGAGAAATCTCCGCACCCTTAACTCTGACCTCTGCTGTTTTGATTCTTTCTTGAGAAGCGAGTCTTTGTTGCTCACGCTCTTCTTCGCTATCCAGCCGTTCTCTTTGCACCTCAACATTTGCTATTTTAGAAAGCTTGTCTAGCTCAAACTTCTGCATGTCCATGTTTATTCTATGCTGTAACTCATCTTGCTTCATCTTGAGTTCAGCCTGTTGAATTTGTGTCAACGGGTCTGCCTGCTGTTCTGCGGCTTTCTGCTGTTGCATTTCAGCTTGGTTCTTGCCAAGCAGTGCTTGAGCGGCCTCTCTTGAAACGCGGGACAATTCAAGCTCCACATCTTCAGGTAGCGGTGCGTCTTCATCTGGCATAGACACGCCGAGTTCCTTTTCAATTTTATTGCGATACAACATAGCCACATGCTCAGTTATATGCGAAGTAATTGAGTTCTGTATTGCCTGTGCAAACGGGGACTGCCCAACAAGCTGTTGTATCTTGGGGTCTTGCATAAAAGACATATGCACTTGGATGTGCGCTTCGTGGTCTTGGTACTTGAAAACTTTTACTGGCTCTTGTTGCAAGATACGCATGTTTTCAGTAACGGGGTCGGCAGGTGATACCTCGTCAGGAAGCTTAATAATTTCTTTTGCGTCTGAAATGCCAAGAACCTCAAGCATCTGCCTGTGTAACTTGCCCATATCATACAACTGTGGAGCTTGTTGCGCCAACTGTAGGGCGGCCTGATACTGCATTACCCTTTGAGACATCGTGGATGCGTTTGGGTCTGAGACAGGGATTACATCAACTCTGCCGTCAAAGTCTTCTGTGCGGTTCGACTCTTCCTCTGTTTCGTAGGCATACTCTGGCCCCATAAAATCATAAACAATTTTGGCAATCAGTCTAAGCTCCGCCTTGAGCGAAGCGTGCAGTCTTGCCTGAACACCAGACATAACTTTCATGGAGCGCTCCATAAGCGCCAAGGTTGTGCCAACAGGGGCTTGATTATTTAAGTCGCCAACTTGAACATCAGCAACGGAGCCAATACGCCGACCCTCTTCGACAATATTGCCGAGCAGTTGATACAGGACGCTGGAGGGTTCTTTGTATGGAATAAATGTGATTGAATCTTTAATGGCCCCGCCCGGCACATCCACATCGCGGAACTCGCCCGGCATTAACGGCGAGTCATCACCCTTGATGCGAAGGCCGCGAGCCTTGAGGCCAGCCGGAAGATTAGAAAGCGTCCCCGCGTCGATGAGTTGGCGGAGTATAGAAGTGGCGCTTTTCGCGAGGCCACCGATGAGGTGTATGAGTCCGGTTCCATAAAATCCGAGTCCGGGTAGGTATCTGTAGTGGGTGAAGTGTAATCGCTTGGTTTTTTCGGGGTCATCTTCGTACCAGTTCTTTCTGATAGACAGAATAGTTCTAGAGGACTTGTCTAGTGTTATAACATACGGGCAGGCCAACCCACTTGGCTCATTGAATGGCGGCGGCATTATCATGTCTGTGTGTATCTCTAACAGTGTGTGCCTGTCGTCATCCTCAATAACCGCCGATTCTCCATCAAGTTCATCATATTTTTCTTGAATGTCTGAGTAATCAGGCTCTGGGTCTGGCAACTCAACCTCTCGGTAAAACTCGTTGTAAATTAACTCAGCAACTTCATTGGATGTTTTCTTCATAACATGCGTATAGCGCGGGCATGTGGCTAAATCGGATGCACCATATGAAACAACAAAGTCTTCTGCCGGAACAAACATTGAAGCTGGGCGTTTTCTAATTGGGTCATAATAAGATTTTTTAAAGGCTGACCCTGCGAGCGGTAGTCTAAACAGCATCTGCTCAAGCTCGTCGCGGTACTCGGTCATCTCTTCTGTCAAGAGATAGTTCATTTCGTTTTCAACACGCTTGGCTTGCTGTAACTTTTCCATTGTTTGCTTGCCAAGAACTTTTGAGCGGACTGGGCCAGAGGCTGGGAATAGCTCACCCATAGCCTGCGCCTGAAACCTGACAACTGATTCCGTTAAGACTGGGTGAAACACACCAGATGCCCCAGCCCAAGGCTGACTTCTTTCCTCAATCTTCATACCTAGAAGGTCAAGACCCTTGACGTAACTTCTCGCCCATTCTTTTCTGGACATTCTGTCTCCGTCAAAATCACCAACAAGTTCAGACGCCATTGACTGAAGGTCTGACTCCTCAAGAAAATTCGCAAGGTTTGCGTCATGGTCTGGACCGAGTATGTCCTGAGTAGCCTCGCCTGAAAAATCAATAAGCATCCCGCCATCATCAGTCTCAACAGAAACTGCATCAGGATTTATAATTTCTATTTCAACGTCCTGACCGTTCATAACCTCCACATCGGAAGGCTCCATTTTCTTTTCTACAGCCACACGGAACTCCTATATGTTTGCAATCGAGGGATAGGCGTTAAGACCGCCCTTACCGCCGCGCCCCGCACTTACACGGGGTCCAAATGTCATGGGTGCATTAAATAATGCAGGGTTAAAGCTTTCTCTGCCCATCGACCTAGAGCCACTAAACGGGCTTTGAAAAGCTGACCTCATTCGCAGAGGCTCCCCAAACGCCGCTCTTCTAACACCAGTAAATCTATTCATAACTTGATTTGGGTTCACGAGTCCGTCTATTAAATTAGACAACAATAATTTCTCCCTTTGCTCTGGGGTTTCCATTCCGGGCCTGTCGGGGATATTATCCATCGGGTTATTAAATCTTTCCAACCTGTTCCGATACGCCGCGTTAAGTCTTTCCATTTGACCCATTCCGAAACGGTCATACGGATTCCTGCTTGCGGGCAACGCGGTCGGTGGCTGGAGAGGAGGCGCTGGCTCTGCGATTGTTGCTGGTTGTAACTGTGGTCCTGTAGGTTCTGCTGGCTGGTTATAGTAACTTCTGTTTAGCGCTTCCTGACGGGCTTTTCTTTCAAGCGCCATTTGCTCTGCCCTAATTCTATTAAGCTCGTTGTCAGAGTTTATAAAATCATTTTGACTGATAGGGCTAGCATTGAATGAGTCCATGTACCCTTGAAATGTTCCTGATGTATTGGGGGAAACAGCGCCACCCTTGCCCCCTCTAGGCATCGGCTGGGGGCCAGCCGTGTTCATCATATTTGTGCTTGCGCCTTTACCCATAACATCACCTCAATAATAATTTACTGGTCTACGATACACTGGTTCTTCGTCCCAGTCATCCATTGTTGACCTAATCCATCCGCCCTGCCGAAACCTTAATAGTGCTTGCGTGGTCGAATCAACTAAATCATCGTGGTCGCCTGATGGGAATGAGGCGCATTCCTCAACGACTTCTTCCGCCCATCTTGTTGGCGGACACCAGATTACGCCACTTGCAAACAAATCAGTAACAGCGTTTACTCTTGCTATCTTATCCTGTCCTCGCGATGGTGTAAACTCCGTGACAGGTATTCCCATAGCCCTTAGCTCAAATATCAGGGGCGAGCCTGCGGCCTTTGCCTCAACGACCATTTGGTCTGGCTCCCATTCCCAGTATTTATCATAGGCCGCTCTTTTCAAGTCTGGGAACTCAAGCTTTTCTTTGAAGGCATCTAACAGGATAAGGTTCGGGATGGTCTGCCCATCCTCGTCAGGCCAGTTGAATATGCCCCACGTTGTACACGCAGAATAGTCGGCACGCTGTGTTTTTAAAAAAGCCGTATCCCATGATTGAATAATTGCTTCGCACTCTGGCATTTGTGACTGATTCCATTCTTGCCACCATTCACGTTTGATGAGTGCGCCCTCTTCTGAGGTCGGGTTTTGTTGATACTGTGCATTCCATTTTGATACTGGCAATTCAACTTTTAATGATTCTAATTCTTCCTGCTTCCAAAAGCCGGGCCACAATGCTTTGCCTGATGGAAGGATGGCTGGAAGCTCTATCACTTCCCATTCGCCTGCGCCTTCTTTTTGAATTGAGTTTTTGATTATCTGTCCTGTGAGGTCGCGCTTTGACCAGCGTGTCATCACGATGATGATAGCGCCGCCGGGCTGAAGTCGTTGGCGCGGACCAGAGGTATACCACTCGTAAACTTTGTCATATACATCCTTGTTGTACTGACCAACTGCCGCCTCTTGTTCGGAGTGGGGGTCATCAATAACGAGAACATCAGCACCCTTACCAGTTACTGCACCGCCAACACCAATAGCAAAGTAGTCACCGCCCTTGTTTGTGTTCCAACGTCCAGCCGCTTTACTGTCGGATGAAAGCTCTACGCCCCTAAAAACTTTTTGATAGTCGTCATTGCTAATCAGGTTCCTGACTTTACGACCAAAGCCAACGGCGAGTTCTGCCGTGTGTGCTGTTTGGATAATTTTCCTTTCAGGATACTTACCAAGAAACCATGCAGGAAAAAGATAGGATGCAAATTCTGACTTGGTGTGTCGGGGCGGCATGTTGATGATGAGACGTTTAAGCTCACCATTTGCTACACGCTCAAAAGCATCCGCCATTATTTTGTGATGCTCACCTTGAATAAAAGCAGGCCACATTGATTTAACAAAATCCAGAAAATTTTTCTCTGCTTTTTCTTGCGTTTTCTTTTCGTCAAGAAGCTCCAGCTTTTTTAATAGGTCTGCCTTCTCTTCGGGAGGAAGCCGATTTATTAGATTTTTAATTTTTTGTGGTTGCATCTTTTTTTGACACTATTGGCATGCAGGCTGAAACAAGATTGTTTTCTAATGGAGAGTTATTATAAATTACGCTTTCACGGGCGCATTCCAAAACACTATCATAAAACCCTGCGGTCTTCACCTCTATGCTTTGAGGTGGCGCAATTCCAGAGATGGCGTAGACAACAAAGACCCAAGTAACATTCATTGCGTTAATATATCCTCATCAAGAAAGACTTGAGCCACATCTAAAAGCCAACGCATGCTTGGTCCTTCGTTCATGTTACTAGCTACGAATAGCTGTCCGTCTTTTGTCCAACCAAGAACAACTGCCTGTGAAAGATTGTCAGTTTTCGCAATGTCCTCAAACATTTCAGAGGCATCACTGCTGACATCCATCGAGGGTTGCTCAGGAAACTTAATCACGTTTGTCATGTCTACTCCTTTCCCTTATTGGGCGAGCATGGGAGGGAACACACACTCGCCCGTGACGCATGGGAGGGCCGTCACGCCTAGGCCTTATAATTACTATTTCTAATAATTAGACTTAGACTAATAATTATATTATACTAATAAATATATATAATCTAGATATAGATAATACTGGGGTGGGCAGTGCTAAATCTAGCGAGTACAGTTTTTGTAATTTGTAATCTATCAACACAAGGCGTAACACACGCCTATATGGACGGACATCCGGCAGTTCTAGTGCGCCGATGTGTTTATCTTTGCCCCGACAAATCAAAACGAGTTCATCAAATCTACTACCGAGACAAATGCCCGCCTAAAATCAATGAAAACACTAAGTCAATCTACTATGGATAGCACACATGCTTAACCTTATCGCTACAGTATGGATGACATGTAACCTAGTAAGCCAAGACGTAGTCAACGCAGGCACTAAAACTAATAAACACATGGTAAAGCAATGTAGATTCGTCTGCCAAGACAAATCAATCATAACCCAAAACACCAATAGGTATGAACACTGCCCCAGAACTCTCCAAGAAAAGACCTCTAGGTACAGAAAAACCAAATAAACCCCCTCAGAGCGTTTTTAAATAAAATACTATTGGGGGTGCTGGGACTCCTAAAC